AGTCTTCGTAAGAGAATTGTTTCTCAGGTTAAGGCTGCTGCAACACATGGTACTGGCGCAGGTCAGTGGTCGGCTCGTAAAGCACAATTAGTAGCTAAAAAATACAAGGCGGCTGGCGGTGGATATAAATGACTGGATTGGCAAAATCACAACGTTCTTTAAAGGCTTGGGGCGACCAAAAATGGACGACCAAGTCGGGGAAAAAGTCGTCCGAAACAGGCGAGCGGTACCTGCCAAAAAAAGCAATTCAATCGCTAAGTCCCCAAGAATACGCAGCAACAACACGAGTAAAGCGAGCGGGAAAAGCAGCGGGAAAGCAGTTCGTGCCCCAGCCAGCAAAAGTAAAAGCAAAAGTAAAGCCGTTTAGGAAGATATGAGCACATCAGGCGCAACTACCTTTAATTTAGACCTCAATAACCTCATAGAGGAGTCTTTTGAGCGTTGTGGCATGGAGTTGCGTACTGGCTACGATATGCGTACTGCACGTAGATCTTTAAACCTACTCACTGTAGAGTGGGCTAATCGTGGTATTAACCTTTGGACTATTGAACAAGGTCAGATTGAAATGGTTACTGGACAAGGCATATACCCTGTTCCCACCAATACCATTGATCTTTTAGATACTGTTGTTCGTCAAAACAATGGTATTCAAAGCAACCAAATTGACATTAATATTACCCGTATTTCAGAGTCCACCTACTCCACAATACCTAATAAGTTGACTACTGGTCGCCCTATTCAGGTGTGGTTTAACCGCCAAACTGGTCAGAGTAACGCTACTACTGCCACCTTAAACGGCACAATTACATCTACTGCTACCACTATTACTGTAAGTGATGCAAGCCAGTTAACCAGCGGTGGGTTTATTCAGATTGACTCAGAAATTATTGGTTACGCCAACGTTTCTGGCAATCAATTAATCAATTGCTACCGTGGTCAAAGCGGTACAACTGCTGCTGCTCATACGACTGGCGCTGCAATTACCAACAAAAACCTTCCATGCATAAACGTTTGGCCCACCCCTGATGCTGGCGGCAGTCCTTATACTTTCGTTTATTGGAGACTACGCAGGATACAGGACGCTGGCACTAATGGCGCAGTAGAACCAGATATTCCTTTCCGCTTATTGCCTTGTATGGTAGCGGGATTGGCGTTTTATTTGTCACAAAAGTTGCCAGATGCATTACCAAGAATGCAATTTTTAAAGCAAGAATATGAAGAGCAATGGTTAATGGCATCTACGGAGGATAGGGAAAAGGCAGCTTCTAGATTTGTGCCAAGGACTAGCTTCTATGGCTAGTAAGTACAGTAGTGGCAAGTTTGCCATTGCGGAGTGTGATCGATGCGGTCAGCGGTATAAGCTAAAAGAGCTTAGAAAGTTGGTTGTAAAGCAGCAAATGAAGAATATTAAAGTTTGTAATGAGTGTTGGGAACCAGACCAGCCGCAGTTATCTTTAGGTATGTATCCTGTTGATGACCCGCAAGCGGTTCGGGAGCCAAGACCAGATTTAAGTTATAAGGTTTCTGGAAATAACGGTTTACAGATAATATTAACAAATAGTGCTAACCAAGATGCTATTGGGGAGCCACAGGGTGGTAGCAGACTTTTTCAGTGGGGATGGAACCACGTTGGAGGAGCTAGAGACAACGGGTTAACCCCTAATGATCTTGCCCCGTCTTGTTTGATAGGTAGCGTAACAGTAACAACAACTTAGGAGTAGAAAATGTTTAAACGTGATGCAGATGGCGTAGCCAAAAAAGGCAAAACAGAAGGTCGCAATTTAGGCGATAGCGGACCAACAGCCTCAGTACTGAAGTCAAAGCCAAAAATGTTAGGCAAAGACCAAGATGTAATGAAGAAAATTGGACGTAATTTAGCTAAGGTTCAGAACCAAGGTATGCGTAAATCCGCAGGACGGGGTCGTTAATCATGGCTAAATTTAGCAAAAAGGTTATGGGTAAAGAAGTTGGTGAAGCCAAAGTCTATGCCGAGCCACACACAATGAAAGGCAAAACCATGAACGCAAAAGATGCAATGCTTTCCGTAAGCCGTCCTCCTGATCCAAATTCATTAGCGGCAAACAAGATGAAACCAGGCGGTCAACCAGTCCCACGTGTAAGCGCAGGCGATCCTGGTGCGGATGACGTTAAGACTACAGGTATGAAACAACGTGGATCTGGCGCAGCAACTAAAGGGTTTACCTCTAGAGGACCAATGGCGTAATGAATTACACGCAATTAACTTCTGCGATTAAAGGCTTTGCTGAGAATGACTTCCCAGAGACAGTAGGCTCTTTCACGTCTCCTGAGCAAATTGCTCGGTTTGTCCAACTGGCAGAGCAAAGTATTTTTAATACGGTGCAGATGCCTGCGTTTCGCAAGAACGTGACGGGAAGCATGACTAGCGGGAACAAGTATTTAGCCACTCCGTCTGATTGGTTGGCTACATTTAGTCTTGCGGTGATTAATGCGGCAAATGAATACCACTACCTTTTGAACAAAGATGTAAACTTTATCCGTGAATCGTACCCTGATACGGACGCTGCGTTCTATGCAGAGCCAGAGTATTACGCCATATTTGATGACAACACATTCATTCTTGGACCTACGCCCAATGCAAACTATGCAGTAGAACTGCATTATTTTTATTATCCACAGTCAATCGTCACGGCTGGCACAAGCTGGCTTGGCAATAACTTTGATTCCGTGTTGTTATATGGCGCTTTACTAGAAGCAGCTAACTTTATGAAGTCGGATGCAGATGTTATCGCAAACTACAAAGCCCGTTTTGACCGTGCTATGGCAGAACTCAAACAGTTGGGTGACGCTAAAGACCGTCAGGACTCTTATCGCAGTGGACAAGTAAGGTATCCAGTAAAATGAACGTACAAGGACTAGGCGAAACCAGCGGGATTCAAGTGGCAACTAAAGACTTTGGTGGATTTACTCCAGCAGAAGTTGCTGAACGGGCACTAGATAAGATTATTCAAGTAGGCGATCAATCTCACCCATTAGTTCGTGAGCAAGCAATTGCTTTTCGTAACCATATTCGGGAAGTACTAGTCTTTTATATGAATGAAGCAGTAAAATTTGATCGTGTAACACTAGCCCACAAGCTACGGGAAGCTGGTCATCCTGAATTAATTAAACTTTTAGACGAATGAACTACAAAAACATTTACGATCGTTTGGTACAAAAAGCACAAAACCGTGTTTTAAGCGGGTATGTGGAAAAGCATCATATCGTTCCTAAATGCATGGGTGGTGACAACACTAAGAGTAATGTGGTTCATTTGTCCGCCAAAGAACATTTTATAGCCCATAAATTGCTTGTACGTATCTACCCACATACAAAAGGTGTTTGGTATGCGCTAATTGCAATGGGTAGAATAGTAGAGTTTAAGTCACGTATTTTTGAAAGCGAACGGCAAAAAGCATATGCCATGCGCAAAGGAACAAAATATTCAGATGAATCAAAGAAAAAGATGTCTTTGGCTAAACTAGGTAAAGCATCTAATTCACCAAAAACACAATTTAAAGCTGGACTTGCTTCTTGGAACGCAGGAAAATTTGGTAAAGAGCACCATTTATTTGGCAGCAAAAGAACAGAAGTAATTAGAGCAAAAATGAGCGTTGCTCAAAAGGCTTGCGGCAACATTCCTCCATCTAGAAAAGGTGTAAGAATGACGGAAGAACAGAAAGCACACTATCGTTTTATGCGCTCTGTTAAAAAATTACAGCCGCTATTGGCTGAGTTTCAATCAATTTATTAGGAGAAATACTATGGCGTTCTCGGGGAATTTCATGTGCACCAGCTTTAAAGTAGAGCTGATGCGAGCAGTTCATAACTTTACGGCTAGTACTGGTAACACGTTTAAACTGGCTCTGTATGACAACTCAGCATCCTTTACGGCTGCAACTACTGCATATACAGCTACAAACGAAGTTCCTAACTCTGGTACTTACTCTGCTGGTGGTGGAACTTTAACCAACATTACGCCTACTTCATCAGGAACTACAGCGTTTACTGATTTTGCTGACCTTTCGTTTACGTCTGCAACTATTACAGCTTTTGGCGCATTAATTTATAACGACTCAGCAGCTGGCGATCCTACCGTTTGCGTACTAGACTTTGGTGGCGCTAAGACTTCAACAGCAGGCACATTTACAGTAATATTTCCTACTGCTGATGCTTCTAATGCAATCATACGCATAGCGTGATTAATGAAAAAGTGTTTAGTTTGTGATCAAGAAAAACCATTAAACGAGTTCTATAAACGTACTGATTCACCAGATGGTTATCGCAACGACTGTAAAGAGTGTCGTAAACGATCTTCGCTCAGAAATTTTTACGCTAATTCAGAAAGTAAAAACGCCAAAAATATGGAAGCATATTGGAAGCGTAAAGAAAAAACACCTAATTTATGGGCTGGTGTTTATGCTAAAAGGCGAGATAAAAGTCTTCAACAATCAAAAGACTATTATGCGGCGAATACTGAGGCAATAAAAAGTCGTCAACGCTTGTGGAGCAAAACAAATCGTGGTTTAGCAAATTCATTAAGTAAAAAATATAAGTTAAAGAAGCTAAATGCAACACCTAGTTGGTTAAATGAAAGTCAGCTACTACTTATAAAATGTAAATATCAAGTTGCAGCTATGCTTAATGTACACGGTGTAGAGCCTTGGCATGTAGACCACATTATTCCAATTAGGGGTAAAGATGTTTGCGGTTTACACGTTCCTTGGAACTTGCAAGTAATCCCTGCTAAAGACAATTTATCTAAAGGGAACAGAATATAATGGCTCTTGTGGTTGCAGACCGTGTCTGGGAAACGACATCTACATCAGGGACTGGCACTCTTACATTAAGCGGTGCGTTATCTGGTTATCAGACCTTTGCCGTTATTGGCAACGGGAATACTACCTATTACACCATCACCAACGGAACTGATTGGGAAGTTGGTATTGGTACTTATACATCTTCTGGTACTACTTTAAGCCGAGACACTGTTTTATCTTCATCCCTTGGTGGTTCTAAGATTAATGTCACACCAGGCAGCTTTGTATTTGTTGATTATCCTGCTGGTAGGTCTGTTTATGAGGACGAAAGCGGTGTAGTTACAGGCTATCCGATTTCAGGCGGCACAATCAACAACACCCCCATCGGAGCTACCACTCCTAACACGGGCATATTTAGCCTAATTAGCTCTACCCGTATTAACCCTAGAGTTACTAGTATTGCTTCGGGTAGCACGATTACCCCAACAGCCGATACCGCAGACCAATACAATGTAACAGCACTAGCAGTACCAGCCACAATAGCAATCCCTAGTGGAACGCCTGTAGATGGTCAAAAGCTAGTCATTCGCATAGAAGATGATGGCACAGCAAGGGCATTAACTTGGACTACTACTGCTGGCGGTTATCGGGTTATCGGAAGTACTTTGCCAACTACAACTGTAGCTACAAAAAATCTTTATGTTGGCTGTATTTACAACTCTGCCGAATCCTTTTGGGATGTAGTGGCAGTAGCACAACAGGTCTAATATGAAAATTGACTTCACTATTACTCAACACGGCTATACCTATAGCGATGCTATCTTTGTAGAAGATGAAACACCTGAACAGATTGAAGCCATGAAACAGGCTAGATTTGATAACTGGTACAAAATCATCACTACCCCAGTAGACCCTAATTATGTTGAAGAAGTTATAGAGGAAGTGCTTGAAGAACTACCAATAGAAGAAGCTGAGTAATGGCAAACAGATATTGGGTTGGTGGCACAGGCACTTGGGATAACCTTGCCTTACTAAAGTGGTCTACAACATCAGGCGGTCTTGGTGGTTCTGCCGTCCCTACTTCTTCTGATACTGTTTTCTTTGATGCTAACTCAGGCGCAAACACAGTAACGATTGGTGCTGGTACAGCTATATGCTCAACGCTAACAATGACAGGCTTTACAGGGACTTTAGCGTTTGGTAGTAATAGCATTACTTGTGCAGGTACAGGAGCAACGATTTATACAGGGGCTACAACATTTTCTGTATCAGGAACACCTTTAATACTTTGCACTAATGCAACAACTGGAAACAGAACAATTAATGGTGGCGCAGTAACAGAAGCCAATTCTATTAGTTTTGATGTTAACGCTGGTGGTGGAATAGTATTACTTTCTACAAGCACAAACTATAAAAATATTACTTTTAGCGGCACATTTACAGGCTCTTTAGCTAACGGAATTAGAACAATATATGGAAACCTGACTTTCAAATCAGGCATGACTATAACGGCTGGTGGAAATACAACTACATTTGCCGCCACTAGCGGAACACAAACGATTACTTCTGCTGGATTAAATTTAAATTTTCCAATAACAATTAATGCTACAGGGGCAACAGTACAGCTACAAGATGCTTTAACGGTTGGAACGGCAACTGGTAGAACTGTTACTCTAACTAGCGGTACTTTTGATTTAAACAACAATACAGTTACTATTTTTGGTAGTTTTGTTGGTAGTGGTTCAACTACTAGAACACTTGCTTTTGGTACAGGACAGTTTTATCTTACTCAAAATAGCGGCACTATTTGGTCTGTATCAGGAACTAACCTTACAATTACAGGCACAGACCCAACTGTAAGTGCAACAGGATTAACACCAACTGGAAGAACAGTAGTCCATGTACCTACCACAGTATCGCAAGCGTTATCAATAAACTTTAATGTGACTAGCGGTAGTGATGGCTTTGGCTTTGGAACAGGAGCGCAGGTATTTAATAACTTAAACTTTACTGGATTTTCGGGAGCAATCGGTAACGCTGGATTAAGCGGTAACGCAAGATTTACCATTTACGGCAACCTAACGATGGGTGCTGGTATGACTTGTATTGGTGGCAATTCTACCCATGATTTTAGAGGCACAGGCACACAACTAATTACATCCAATGGAGTAGCGTTTGACCAGCCTATTAACTGTAATGGCACAGGAACAGTTAGCCTACAAGATGCGTTTGTAACAGGGGCTACAAGAGCAATATCATTAAACACAGGCACTTTACAAACAAACGGATATAGCGTTACCTGTGGAACTTTTAGTTACAGCAACAGCAATACTAAAGCACTTAATCTTGGAACTTCTATTATTACTATTTTAGGTGGTAGTGGTACATTAGGTTGGGTGGGTTCAAATTCAAACACAACTTATACTAGCGTTACTAGTTCAACCATTGTATTTAACACTACAGGAACAGCAGCATTTAGTGGCGGTCAGGGAACGGCAGCAGGTAATCAGTTCGGCACAATCACCATGTCAGGTTTAGGCGGCACTCTGATTTTGGGAACTAGTGGCGGTCAAACATTAGCTAGATGTACTACTTTAAACAATACAGTTTCACCTTGCACCATCACAAATGGGTGTACTACAGCATTTACAGTTACCAACTTTAATGTATCAGGAACGGCTGGCAACTTAGTTACTTTTAACAGTAATACAGCAGGAACAGCAAGAACAATCAACCAAGCAAGCGGTACGGTAAATGCCTATTACCTTAATATTCAAGATTCAACTGCTAGTGGTGGGGCAGTTTGGAACGCTTATGACTCTACCAATTCTGGAAACAATACTGGCTGGAACTTTTTAACTGCCAATAATGGTAACTTTTTTATGATGTTTGGATAAATTGTGTTCGGTCATAACCCGATCTCCTCTAATCCGTTTTCATCAGCGGGAATATCACAACTTGTATTTCTTACAGGGGTATCAGGTACTGGGCAATTAGGTAGTGCAGTTGTAAAGGCAGATGCAGACGTATCTGTAACTGGCGTAAATGGTGTTGGTCAAGTAGGGTCTGTCACAACCACGGCATCAGGATCTGTAACATTAACTGGAGTTTCTGGTACAGCTTTATTAGGTACTGTAACTGTTTTACCCAGTATTGAGGTTAATGTAACGGGTGTTTCTGGTACTGGAGCTGTAGGGTCTGTAGTCGTTACACCGTCTGTAGAGGTCTTTGTTACGGGCGTAGCAGGCACGATAGGTCAGGGTAGCGTATCTATAACGGGCAGTGCGGTAGTCGATGTAGTAGGCGTAGCGGGGACGGTACAGCTAGGGACGGTCGTTGTAGAGCCAGGTGTTCCTGTTCCAGTTACGGGGGTACAGGCTACAGGTAGCGTTGGAAGCGTCTCAATTACGGCTTCTGCCAATGTATTCCCAATAGGGGTACAGGGCATAGGTCAGATTGGATCTGTGTTAATTTGGAGCGTTATTAATGATAATCAAAATCCAGACTGGATTGGTATAAATGATGGTCAAATACCTGTTTGGGTAGCTATAAATGATGGTCAAAATCCTAATTGGGCACCAATAAACGACTCGCAATCTTCGCCTTGGAATGATATTATTGACACACAAACGCCCAACTGGGCTGAAATAGCGTAAGGACATTATGGCTTCTACATACAGTGACTTAAAAATAGAGCTGATTGGTACTGGTGAACAGACAGGTACTTGGGGCTCTACTACCAACAATAACTTTTCGATAGCAATTAGCGAAGCCATCACAGGATCGGCTGATGTCGCTTTTTCTAGCGCAGACGTTACCGTAACCCTAACCGACACCAATGCTGCTCAAGCTGCCCGTAATCTGCGTTTAAACCTTACGGGCACTTCAGGTGGCGCACGACAGTTAATTCTGGGTTCAGGCTGCCAGATTGAGAAATTATACTTAATAAACAATGGTTTAGCCGATGCAGTCACGGTTAAGAACACGTCAGGTACAGGTATAGCCGTTCCAGCGGGTAAGTCGATGTTTGTCTATAACAACGGCACAAACGTGGTTGAGGCTGTAAATACTGCGGTATCTATGCAGACCACAGGCAACTCTTCCGTTGGCGGGAATCTTGCAGTTACAGGTACTTCGGCTTTTACAGGGACTACAGCGTTTGCGGCGGACTCTACCTACAACGGCACAGGACAAGTCAAGCTCCCAGCGGGAACAGACGCACAACGCTCAGGAAGCCCTGCAAACGGCATGATTCGCTATAACACAGACCTTAATTCGTTTGAAGGTTATGTAGCAGGTGCATGGGGCGGTATTGGCGGGGCACAGGCAGGCGGTGCAGTAATAACAAACAAAGACATAGCTAGTGTTAACTATACGATACCATCAGGAACAAATGGTCTAAGTGTTGGTCCTTTAACGGTGGCAAGCGGTGTCACAATAACGGTAACATCAGGACAAAGGTGGGTCATACTATGAGTTTAGTACTTCAATCAAGCGGTGGTGGACAAATCACCATAAACGAACCTGCAACTGCTAGTAACTTTACGCAGACATTACCTGCTGCTAGTGGCGAAGTCATGGTTAGCGGTAATCAGCCAGCGTTTAGTGCTTATCAATCAGTAGCACAAACATTATCAAGCAGTACAAACACAAAAATTCAATTTCAAACAGAAGAATTTGATACTGCAAACGCTTTTGATAACACAACAAATTATCGTTTTACACCGCAAGTAGCTGGATATTATCAAGCAAGTGGCTCTCTCAGGGCTAATACATCTTTCAATACAATGCAAGTTTTTTTGTATAAAAACGGAATTATATATAAAACAGGTAGTTATGTACAAACTAATATGGGTCAATCAACTGTTTCTTGTTTAGTTTATTTAAATGGAACAACCGATTTTATTGAACTATATGGAATATTTGGAACTGGGCAACTTGTTAGTGCTATAGCACACGAAACATATTTTCAAGCATCTATGGTAAGGACAGCATAATGTTATACGACAAAATCATAGCCCTATACCCTGAGTTAACTCAGCAAGATTTCTTTACTGTAATCACATTACAAAACGATAGTGATAATAAGGGTGACTATATCGCAAAATGGGAACACCCAACATTGCCACGCCCAACAGATGAGGAGTTAGCATGAGTTCTTTACAGGTTAATAGAATAAACGATGCAAGCGGTGGAGTTCTAGCACCCATTAGTTCAGTCATGCGGAATAGAATTCAGAATGGGGCAATGGTGATAGACCAAAGAAACGCTGGTGCTAGTGTTACTCCCACAGATGGACAATACACATTAGATAGATTTTTTGGTGGCTTAACTCAAGCGTCTAAATTTAGTGTCCAACAAAATGCAGGGTCAGTAACCCCGCCAGCAGGGTTTAACAATTATTTAGGCGTAACTTCCTTGTCTGCTTATTCTGTTGTTTCAAGTGATACTTTTCTTATTGGACAAACTATTGAAGGATTTAATACTGCCGATTTAAATTGGGGAACTGCAAACGCCAAAACAGTAACTCTTTCATTTTGGGTGCGCTCTAGCCTAACAGGAACTTTTGGTGGTGTTTTTAAAAACGGTGCGGCAAATCGTTCTTATCCTTATTCGTACACAATTACAGCAGCTAATACTTGGGAACAAAAATCAATTACTGTAGCTGGTGACACCACAGGAACATGGGTAGGCGCAACAAATGGTCTTGGATTATATGTAATTTTTGGATTAGGAACTGGTGCAACATTTAGTGGTACTGCGGGTGCGTGGACTGCTGGTAATTTATCAAATGCTACAGGAGCAACATCCGTAGTCGGTACAAACGGTGCTACCTTCTACATTACTGGCGTTCAGCTAGAGGTAGGCACACAAGCTACTTCATTTGAATACAGACAGTATGGTACAGAGTTGGCTTTGTGTCAGCGTTATTTTCAGGCTTTCCTAATAAGTACCTATTGTTACGCAGGTAATACTTTT